AAGCCGTTTTAAACGGAGAAATCTATCATCAGCGTTCTTCTGTTGATGACGGTGTATTCGGATACCAAGAACGTTGGGCCGAATATAGGCATTATCCCTCTAAGATTTCAGGAGCTATGCGCTCTAGCGCAAATCTTTCATTAGATACATGGCATCTCTCCCAAGACTTTGGGAGCTTACCAGTACTCAATTCTGACTTTATAGAAGAAGACGTTCCCTTGGAACGAGTACTAACATATGTTTCTGATGGGATGGATTCCATTCCAGAAATCATATTCGATTCTTATATCGAAATCAAACACGCTCGACCAATGCCAACATTTTCAGTGCCGGGACTCGGTAGACTGTAATGGCTATTGCAACAGGAACTGCTATATTAGGCGCCGGAGCTTTAGCTGCTGCCGGTGGCCTTCTTAGCAATCGAGCTAATAAAAAAAATGCCGAAGCAAATCGAGCATTTCAAGAGCGTATGTCCAATACTGCTCATCAAAGAGAGAAAAAGGATTTAATTGCTGCTGGCATTAATCCTATCCTTACAGCTAAACAAGGTGGAGCTTCAACGCCTTCTGGCAGTGTACCACAAAATAACCCTATTTTTGATGATGCACCACAAGCGGCTTCCGCTTATTCTAGCTTAAAACAACAAAAACCTCTCATATCTAAACAAATACAGGCCATTGACACACAAATGGGTCTTACTTCTGCACAAACTGCAAAAACTGAAGCTGAAACATCAGCTATCAATCAAGAATTCATACATAAAACAAGTATGAATCCAAAATTACTTGCTCAACAAACTGCAAGTATTAAACTAACATCCGACCAATCTACAGCCGTTAGAGCGCAGGCGAAAAAGGCAAATATGGAAATCAAGAAATTAAGGGAGGAGTTAAATAAATTAAAGTTAACTCGCAAATTATATGATGCAGCTAATCAGTTAACACCCACCGCTAACAAAATAGTGAATACTATTAAATCAATAAAAGATTTCTTTAAAGGAAAATAAACTTAAAAAGCGATCCAAGTAAAAACATAAACGACGATTCACTACAAAGGAGTACATAACATGAAACGAAGGAAGCTAACAAACAAACAATCTCGAAAGAGATTCAGTAAGAAATCTAAATTACATAAAAAAAACAATCTAAATACATCAATAATGCGTGGTGGCTATAGGCTTTAAAAAACGCCCCGTCTGGGGGGGCATACCCCAGTACACTAAACACATAAATAATGACATGTTATCATCCAAACCGAGCTTACAAGCTACGCAAGAAAAACCCCAAAACAGGGAAAAATATAATTGTTTTCCATCCACGTTTGGGAATAAAAGAGCATTTGTCTCTTGCTTGCGGTCAATGTGTAGGATGCCGTCTAGAGCGTTCCCGTATCTGGGCCATTCGGTGCATGCACGAAGCAGAACTACACGAAAACAATCAATATGTCACACTAACATACAATGATAAAAATCTTCCTGAAAATCGTAGTCTTCATAAACCTGACCTTCAAAAGTTCTTTAAACGCTTACGAAAGCGACACGGCAAGCTCCGATACTATGCTTGCGGTGAATATGGAGAAAAATATAAACGACCTCATTACCACGCTATCATCTACGGACTGGAACTCAATGACAAAATCCATAGTTGCACTAACAATGGTTTCAAGCTGTATACTTCTGCATCGCTTGAAAAAACTTGGGGTCACGGTAACGTTCTTGTCGGTGACGTTTCTTTTGAGTCTTGTGCTTATGTCGCTAGATACATTATGAAAAAGCAACTTGGAAAAGATGCTTATTTAAATTATATGGACGTTGATACAGAAACAGGACTAGTCACAAATGAACGAATCCCAGAGTTTACAACAATGTCTCTTCGAGACGGAGGCATTGGCCTCCCGTGGTTCAAAAAACACAAAAAAGACCTCTATCAATACGGTACTGACGGAGTCCTTATTATCAGGGGTGGCATACATACATCGCCCCCACGGTATTATGAACAAAAATTCATGGAAGAATCAGAGAGTAACTTGGAAACCGTTAACATCATTAAAGAAAGGAGGAAAAGAGAGGCCATAAAAAGATGGCCTGATAACACAAGACAACGATTACTCGCAAAAGAGCGAGTAGCAACATCAAAAACATCATTACTTAAACGACAACTGGAGCAAAAATGAAAAACATATATTCAATAAAAGATATCAAGACAGGAACATACGGTAACTTAATCGTAGTTCCACATTTAGCGGTCATACAGCGTGATATAAGCACTGTTCTTCAAGACCCTAATTCTAATCTTTCAATGTATCCTGCCGACTATGAACTATTTCAACTCGGAACATATGACGAGGAAACCGGTCACATATTAGCAACAGGTACAAACATTCCAATAATGTCCATACTTGATATAAAAACATCAATGGACCCTAAACCTATACCAATGTCGCAAGACGTAACATCTAAAAAACGAGGAAAAAATGGAGCGTAAACGAGTGCAAAAATTCTTTAGTACAAAGACTAAAGTACAACAGAACATGAAAGAGGGCGCCGATATTAACAATATCGTTGCCAAATTTCGTAATGGCGTTAGCCCAATACTAGACCATAGAGAACCAAAATATTTGGACCTCTCTAATCTTGGCAGCTTTCACGAAATGCAAAATCATGTTAAAAAAGCGGAACAAACATTCATGTCATATCCGTCCAAAATCCGCAAACGGTTTGACAATAAGCCGGCCAAACTCATCGAATTCTTGTCTGATGAGAAAAACCGTACCGAAGCTGAAGAGCTCGGTCTAATCTATAAACCTGCGGTCGAACCGACCCCAGTAATACCTGCTCCAGCAGAGGAATCTCCTACGGAGGTCCCAAAAACTACCTAACCGGTAGCCCTAGTACAGTTATCTCCTTGATGTAACTGTACTAGGTGACACCTTTTTGAAAAAAAGGCTTGACACCAAAAAAAAACTAAGGTATAATATACCTAAACTTAAAACTTAAAAATAAAAGGTAAAAATATGAAATCAGTAATGCCTCCCCAAAAAGACTTCTCAAAAGTACCACGAATTGGAGGCATTCAAAGAAGCGTCTTCAATCGCTCTCATGGCCATAAAACAACCTTTAACACAGACTATCTCATTCCATTTTACATTGATGAAATCTTACCCGGAGATGACCAAGATGTCAGAGCGAATATATTCGCAAGGCTCAGCTCAGCTCTAGGGGAACCTATCATGGACAACTTAGTCCTTGATACGTTCTTCTTCTACGTACCAGAAAGGCTCCTTTGGAGCAATTGGGAAAAATTCAATGGGGCTCAGGATGACCCTGCTGATTCAATTGACTTCACGATGCCAATTGTCGACTTTACTGGCGGTACTCTCGAAGCAACATTGGAGGATTACTTCGGAATTGAACCTTCTCTTGGAAGTGGTGACGACCTTGAAATTAGAGCTTCTTGGCATCGAGCTTATAATCTTATCTGGAACGACTGGTTTCGTGACGAAAACCTACAAGATTCTGTTCCAGTAAACTTAGGCGATGGTCCTGATGACCCTGCCGACTACACTCTCTTAAAAAGAGGAAAAAGACCCGATTACTTTACTTCTTGCTTGCCTTGGGCGCAGAAAGGCGACCCCGTAAGCATAGCCCTTACGGGCTTTGCTGACGTATTAGGAAATGGCACCACTGCCGGCTTTGAAGCATGGAGTGGTTCAGCATTACTACAATATGGTCTTTACAAAAAAAATGATACCTTTGACTATCTTGCTTTAAACAACTCTATTGACGGTGATCCCGTTAACACTACAGTTTCCGGCGGAAGCGAACCTGCAAACGATTTATCAATAGGTTTCTCTGATGACCCCGATAAATCGGGCTTACATGCAGATATGTCTAGTGTTGCAGCTATTGAAATAAACGATTTACGTTTAGCAATTGCAACTCAACAACTCCTCGAAATCGACGCTCGTGGTGGAACACGCTATGTCGAAATTATTAAGAGTCATTTCGGGGTTGTGGTACCAGACTATAGAGTACAACGTCCCGAATATTTGGGCGGTGGCTCTGTACCTATTAATATTAATCCTATAACACAAACATCTCAGGCTAATAATACCTCTTTAAACGAATTCCTTGGTACTCAAGGTGCATTCGGAACGATGTCTTCTCGTTCAGGATATTCTAAGTCCTTTGTAGAACATGGTATTATTATGGGTCTCGTTAATGTACGAGCCGACCTTACATACCAACAAGGTATAAATAAAATGTTTAAACGTTCTACACGTTATGACTTTTATTTACCAACATTCGCCAACTTAGGCGAACAAGCCGTTTTAAACGGAGAAATCTATCATCAGCGTTCTTCTGTTGATGACGGTGTATTCGGATACCAAGAACGTTGGGCCGAATATAGGCATTATCCCT